CAAGATAAGCCCCAGTATAACCGTAGTAGTGCTACCAGCAACAGTATAGATTACGTCTGCTGATGTTACACCAGCTTTAGTTATAACTTTAAATGTATTTGCCATAGTATCCTTCCTTTTAGTTTACCCTAAAGCAATTGCAAGAGCAGTGGCATCACCACTTGATACTCCCCCAGCATATGTTTTAATATCAGAAGCAGGGATTTGCTTTGTAGTTGTTCCATCAATTATAAGAATAGCATCAGAGTCTGCTACTGTAATTGAAGCGGTAGATTTTGCAGAGCCATCAAGTAGATTAAGTTCAGCAGTAGTAAGGTTAGCACCGTCAAGTATTTCCAGTTCAGCTTCAAGGATGGCCGCTGAACCAATTGTAAATCCAGTACCAGTTATGACACCAGTAGATGTAATGGCACCAGAACCAATTGTTCCAGCAGCAGTTACATTGGCACCACTGAAAGTAAGGGCAGTAGTAGTACCAGATTTAATAATTAAATTACCGCTTGTATTAGTAGCTGATCCAAAAGTAGTTGTGGCTTCTTTAAAGAAGATATCACCACCACCCGCATTAAGATCAATGTCTCCTGCTGAATCAAGGGTAATAGTTGTGCCGTCTGCTTCAAAAGTACCATCAGCAGTTATAGTAATATGACCATCCGCACCAGCAGCATCAGTAGTTACAATACTAAGAGTACCAGCAGCACCCGCTGTAATAACAGTGGTATCGCTAGTATCGCCTGTCATGGTAATTACTTTGCCATTAACAGCTACGTCATCAACAGTAAGAGCAGTTAGAGTACCCACACTTGTAATAGCAGTTTGTGCTGCACCCGTGACAGTAGCGGCAGTGCCACTAGCATTGCCTGTTAGCGCACCAACAAACCCTGTAGCAGTTATAGAGCCGGTACTAGGGTTGTAAGTTAGTGTTCCATCTGACTCCAGCCCTATATTACCACCATCAACATCCCCACCAGCAGTAAAGATAATTGCGTTACTTTCATCTGTAGACTCGTTGTCTGTAATAGTAACTGTAGTTGCAACGGTAGCTACATCTGCGGTGCCAGTTACATTACCTACAACATTTCCCGTAAAGCCACTTGAAGTTACCGTACCGAGTGATACACCAGCATCAGAAAAAGTAATTGTTCCACCATCTGCATCAATTGTAATATTTCCTCCAGCATCAAGTGTCATTACAGCAGAAGAAGAAACCGTTAAATCTGTACCGTCCCCTTCAATCTTTTCTCCATCATCACCAAACGTAATACCTACACCACTGGGAATATTTACATCAGCAGTGGCAGTAAGGTTAATGTCTGCTCCAGAAGTAACTGTCAGGTCTGTACTGTCACCTTCAATCTTCTCTCCTGTACCAAAGGTAATACCCACATCGGCAGGAATAACAACGTCAGCAGTGGCAGTAAGATTAATATTATTGCCACTAATCGTAAGATCAGTACCATCGCCTTCAATCTTTTCTGCTGCATCACCAAAGGTTATCCCTTTATTTGCGGCTACTTTAATATCTCCAGAATCAATAGTTGCAATCGTGGCACTTCCTGCAATGATCGTGATAGTATCACTATCCGTATAACTGGGTGCTCCACCGGAAACGCTAACAGTTTCAACAGAGATTTTAGTATCATTATCACTATCTGATAAGATAGCCAGATAACCACCCATAGCATCTCCGCCATCATGCCTATGTCCACTAGAACTTGTACTACTAGTTTTTGCAAAGGAGGTAAAGATTTCCGCAAATTCATTTGTAAAGTATGCAGCTTCAATAACATTCCCAGTAGCTATACTACTGTATGTTGAAGTCTTATCGTAACCTTGAATAGCCATTAATATCTTCCTCCGGGGGTATACTCTAGTTGAAATCCTCTGAGTGAATAGGGAGCTTTACTTGCCGTATCTATAATATGTACTGCTGATGAAAAACCTGATCCTTCCACTGATTTTCTAATCAAGGGAGAACCGAAAGACCCGAATACTGCTGTAGAGAAAGTTGACAAGGCATTACCAAAAACAGCAACACCTGATGTTTCAGATATAGCAATTGCAGACGGTTGAGGTGTATCAGAGTTATTATAGTTATATCTCATGTAGAGACTAAAATCTAGATCACCTTCTGATTCTACATTGAGAAGTATTCTTTGCATACTCTTTCTAACACCTGCATCTCCAAAAGTAATATCTGGGCTTTTGTATGCTGCTTCTATTGCAGTACCTGATGTACTATCACTGGCATCCCCATTAAACCTATTTGTTTGTTCTTGACGATATACATATCCATCATAATCCCCATGAATTACATATTCCGTTGTTCCAAAGTACATTGAATCTGCACAGGCAGGTTTTATACCTTTAAGGTCTGCCCACTGAAACCCCACGTTCCCTTCCAGATTTCTCTTGAGAGTACCTATAATACCCTCTGAACTTGTTGCTACCTGATCATCTTCAGGATAGAATAGACGATACTGACTCTTTTCTCTTATGACTACAGATGAGATATTTTCAAAATTAACTTGATTAATTCTTTTCTGGATAGCTTTAGAAACTGTACCCAGTTCAACATCATCAATCTTTTCCGTACCTGCAACTGTTCTTAGACCATCTGGTGCCAGAAAGATAATGTCACCACCCACTTCCTGTATTGAACCTCTGTCCAGACAACCCAGTTTTCTCGTGATAGGTCTCATCTGAAAGTCTGCACTACCTGTTCCTGTAATCTGATAAATCTCATCTGTGGAAAATACAATAAGTTTATCACGAAATGTTTTAAGTCCAACTACTGGACTATCCACCTTGATTGACCCTGCTGCATTTGCAGCCGTGAAGTCATTTTCAGCAAAGGGTGCAGCAAATACTACTTCCTGCTTATTACTAGCCATACCTGCAAAGAAGATGTGGTTCCTGAATACTTCCACACTTTCTGGGTCGGAAGGTGCGCCTGTTGCTGTGATGGCCGTGGCAGTGGAACCATCATAGGACATGGCTGCATTGGCTCCATCTGCCACAATAATCTTATTTGTACCGTTGAAGTTATACTTTGCAAACGTATACTTCTCTGCACTTGTTCTGCCTGTCTGTACCGAAGTCCAGCCACTTCCTGTACTCTTAGCTATAATAGTACCTCTTCCTGCCAGAACCATATCAGTACCTGCCGTAGTACTGAACAGGGCTGTCATTAACATGGCTCCTGATCCAGCCCCGGAGATAGTGACATTACTCAACTCGTTACTGTCATACTTTACTGTACCTTTGATACGACTGTATCCACCATCGGCATCCGGTTCATAGTTCTCCAGAATAACAGCAGCACCCGGAGGTATGGAGAAAGGATCACGATCCAGAACCAGACCTCCGTCTGTTGATATAGCTGATGCTTGTACGTTACTTGCCATTAGGGTGTATAAATTTCCTCTATGAAAGCTGATACCATAAGATCATTGGCTGCTCCTGCCTGTACTTTAAGAATATCTCCTGCTTCCAGAACTATATTGCCACCTTCTATTCTGAGATAACTATCGGCTGCTATAGACTTAGTACTTAGTAAAGAGTATGCTGCATCAGAATCTGAATCATCTGTCCATTTCAAAGTTGCATCCACAGCATTAGAACCATCCACATTCGTTAGCCAAATCTCTTTTACGATAGACTTATAGTTGGCAGGGCAGGTATACACAGTTGTTAAACTTGTATCTGTTAAGGAAACTCCTGCATTGATAATTCTAGTTGCCATTAACCTGCCGTGTAATTAGCTTTTCTGGGTTGATCATAGACTTTACCACCGCCCATGTAGCCATACTTCTTGGCCTTGCCACCAGACTTCATCTTCTGACCAAGCTTTAAATTTTCCTTTGGTAAAGTCCTGCCAATATCAGAATGCAGTTGCTTTACTTTATCATCTTCTGGATTTACATACATCAGACAGACCTCATTATTTCATCTTTGTTGATAAGTTCAATTCTCATTCTTTCAATGCCCTTCATATATTCAGAAAGACACATCGATGCAAACTCTATATCACCTCTCAGCATGTAGGCATAATATTTTGCTCTGTTCACAACTACATCTTGATATCTTGTGGCAAGAGTTGGAGTATCATCATAGGCAGAAAGCTCAGTATGAGTAGTCCAGTATTCAAAGAGGACAGTATAGTTGCCCCTGTCAGGTATTGGGTGCAGACCAAACTTACCATCCTGCGTGGGATAAACATACTTGGGTGTATCATAACTACTGGAATCAATGGAAGCATCTGTCTCTCTGTAGTATCTGGCAAATTCTTCATATGTAATATGTTGAAGCCTTTGAGGACTTACATTTTCCGTGATATTAATAAAATCTACATTTGCCTGTGTACTGGTTCCGTTTTCCAGAGTTATGTAAAGAGTAGATGCAGTTGCTCCAAAGGTTGTGGTATGTACCTCCCCTTCCCCTGTATTGGTTATCGTAAAATCTTCACTCTTAATTTGTGTTCCGCCAGAACTTGTTCCTACTTTTAATGTGACTGTACTTCCTGTAATTCGGAAAGTAACCTTGTACTGACGATTCTTCACAAACGTGGTAATAGTTTGTTGTGCTGAATCATCCTCATCAAGAACAAGAAAACCACCACTGATGGCACTACTGGAATGTGTCCAGTTTGCATCTGCCGCAAAAGTATTTGTGGATACAAGTTGCGTGGGTGTTACAATAAAGGTATCATAGTCCACATGCCTGTAATCGGAGGGGAGAGAATATTCAGCAGTACCCGCTGTGGTTGCCTGTGTTCCATCCGAATGAAGAAAAGACCATTGAAGTTCCGCATTATAAATATCATTGATTGATTGATTGATAAAAGTCTTAACAGCAGTTTGGATACCTCTGGATGTACCAAATTCAGTTCCTGAATCAGAAGTTGAAAAAGTAACTTCATTGAGAGATTCCAGAACTCTATTTGATAATGTTAGATATGAAGCCATTTATGATTCTCTTTCTAATAGAGGGTCTGTTTGTTTATCAAGACCTTTCTTTTGCTTATCTAGAGTTTTTTGTAATTCTTCTATATCTGGAAGAATGTATGAAGTATATCCACTAAACATTATACAAGAATGCTCAGCAGGAATATTGGGAGCATTATGAGCTACTATGGTCCATGAACCTGTATTGAAATTTCTGAAAAGTATAAAGTATAAC